AGCGAATTACGGCAACTGACTCTCACAGAATTAGCAGCTTTTAGAAAAGTAGTTGAGGAGCGGAACAGGTGAGCTTAGTACTCAATGTTGAAATTCTAGGTGAGTTCAAAAAACTTACTTCCGCGACTCAAGGCGCAGGTAAAGACCTCAAGGGGCTAAATACTAGCGCTACTAAAATCTCCAAAGGCATTAACACTGCTCTAGGTGCAATCGGCGTTGGGTTCACACTATCTTTTCTAGTAGACCAATTTAAAGACTCTACTAAAGCTGCAATTGAAGACGCCAAGAGCAAAGAGCTGCTATCTAAGGCGCTCAAAGATAACCTAGACGCAACAGACGCTCAAGTAGAGGGCGTAGAGCGCTACATCGGTAAAGCGCAGATTGCTACAGGTATTACAGACGACAAGCTTCGACCTGCTTTTAGTAAGTTGTCTCTAAGCTCGGGCGACCTCGAAGAATCTATGCGCCTAATGAGCATAGCTACCGACGTAGCAGCCGGAACAGGCAAAGACCTAGACACTGTTGCTCAAGCTATGGCAAAGGCGCTAGAGGGCAATACAGCCTCACTAGGAAAGCTTGTCCCGTCGGTTAAAGACGCAAAAGACCCTATTCAGGCTTTGGCAGATACCTTTGGCGGAGCTGCAGAGGCAGCAGCCAAGACTGACCCTTACGCTCAATTGCAGATTATTTTCGGAGAGTTGCAAGAGCAAATCGGTACAGCACTGCTACCTATTCTGCAAAGATTTTCTGACTGGCTTGCTACCCCTGAGGGGCAAGAGAAAATGGAACAAATCGCCGAAGACGTAGTAGACATGGTTACGGCGTTCACTGAGTTTGTTGGGTATATCTTCGATAAGGTAGTCCCTGCTCTAAAGCAGTTCATCGGTGACGACACTAAGGGAATTGTGGGGCTAGGAGCTTCGCTGTCTACTGCAGGCGGAATTATCTACTTCTTGCTAAACAGCAGACTAGTAATGCTTGCAGCTTCTAACCCGATTATGGCTGCTGCTATTGCAGGTGTCGCGCTAATCGCTGCAGGTATGTACACCGTATATACAAACACTAAGCAGGCGAACACTCAGATTGACGAGTTCAACCGACTCAACAGCATTAGAGACGCAATCAAGAATCCCCTAGCTACCCCGGAGCAGATTAACGCTGCAACTTATCAGGGAATCCTAAACGCACCTAAGCCTACGACTACTACGACAGCGCCTAGAGGTGGAATCCCTACAGGCAACATCGTCATTAACAATCAAACCGTAGTAAACACCGCAAGCACAAACGCTACCGGAGTTGTTAGCAGCTTGCAGGCTTACCAGAACCAGACAGGCGCAACCCTAAGTAAGCTGCTTAAATGAGTGACGTATTAACTGACTTCGACATCGCGCAAGACCTCAAGGTAGAGTTTTTTCTACCGGACGCTGAGGGCAATCTATTTATTCTCGGCATTAGCTTGCTGGGAGGCGACGACGTACTTGCCGGAGCTAATCAGTTTATTATCGGACAATCCCTGCTCGGAGGTACAGACGTATTAGCAGGTGACTCGCCTATTGCTTTTACGTGGCAAGCTTTCGAGTGCAGCACTAGTGAAGTCAAAACTAGCGTGGGTGGGCAAGTTCAAGACGCGCTGTACTTTCAGCCTCAATCTGGGCAGGCAGAGATTACGCTACAAAACCTATTGCTAGACCCTACGCAAAACCCTGCTTTTCGTCCGGGCGTTCCGGTGCGAGTGCGAATTGTACGCGACCTAGTAGACATAACCTTATTCAACGGGTTTATTGACACTATCAACGTCACCTATGACGTAAACGAAAATCACACGATGAAACTTACTGCTTACGACAGCTTTAAGAAATTCATTAACTCACGTCTTGCAATTCTCGACACTACAGACGAAGTAGAGTTCCCCGACGGGTACGCAACCCCTTATGAGGTAGTAGAGCTACTAGCAGAACAATACGGGACAAGTATGCACGCCTCGAGCGCTGCTACACGCGGAAAGCTACCACCTCAACTGCTAACTGACTTCATTCCTAATACACCGCTCTATGACGCAATACAGGTCGGCTTAGGGCTGTTCTGGCTAGACCCTGAGACTCAAGAGTTTGTACTTATTCCGCGCGAAGCCCCCGACGTTACAGAAAGCACTTACTCAGTAGGAAACAATCATGGGGACGCACTGCACCTATGTATGAGTGACCTTGAGGTTGCCTCGGATATTGACGCGGTGTTCAACTCGCTAAAGGTGTCTCTAAAGTCAGACAGCGAAACTAGCGTTATTGTTCGCAACACCGATTCAATCGAACTTTACGGGGAGTTTGCGCTAGACACTGACCTAAACACAACTGACGAAACCGAGCTAGAGTCTTGGGCTACAGCGGTGTTTAACTCAACTCAGAAACAGCTAATCAAGCGCGTGGAGACGCCTGCTATTAACAGACTAGGCAACCTCACGCACGCTGCAGTATTCTTGCCGGGAGAGACTGTTGCAGTGAACTATCAAACCCCCGAATTAAATATCAATCAGGGCTACACCATAACTAAGGTGAGTCACAACATAAATGTAAACCAATGGTTCACTACACTAGAGCTTTGGAAGGAATTCTAGATTATGGCGTATAAGACTTTCGTAAACGGATACCCGTTAAATGCTTCGGAGCTTAATCAGTACCTGATGAGTCAGTCTGTCGCCGTCTTTGTAGACTCGACTGCTCGCAGCGCTGCTATTGAAACCCCACTAGAGGGACAGGTAACTTACCTCACTGGAGACAATAAGTTTCAGTACTGGGACGGCTCGAGCTGGGTAGACATGATTACTAGCGGTTCTGTTTCTAATAAGACCGCTAACTACACTACTGCAGCTACCGACGCCGGAAACACTATCAACAGCACCGGAAGCGCGATTACTGTAACTGTAAGCTCAACCCTTACCCCGGGGCAGCGTATTGACTTTGTACAGACAGGTTCGGGGCAGATTACTTTTGCTGCAGGTTCAGGCGTGACTCTTAACTCTAAGGGAAGCAAGCTAAAGACTGCAGGGCAATACTCGGGAGCAACTGTTATCTGCCTAGCTTCCGGCAGCTACCTACTTGTAGGTGACTTGGGCTAATGCTAATCCCTTTGGGCTTTCTCGCTGCTTCTGGTGTCAGCGCTGGTAGCTTTGACCTACTCGAAACGCAGATACTTGGTAGCAACGCAGCTTCAGTAACTTTTAGCTCACTTTCCGTTTATGCTTCTTCGTACCAACATTTGCAGGTTCGCTTTGTAGGCACAGAGGTAGATGTTGGCGGTTTGGACTCTATGGGCATGCGTATCAACGGAGATACAGGCACAAACTACAACGCACACTTTTTACGCACACTAAACACAACGGTAGGCTCGGGAAATCAGGGCGCAACTAATTACCCTAACATTGGGCTAATGACAGGAAAAGGCAACGCTGAAGCTGGGTCTATGATTATTGACTTTGTTGACGCCTTTGAAACTTCCAAATACAAGGTGGTAAGGGCTTTGAGTGGAGCAGCGGGAACAGGTGACAAGGGAGCTGGCTTGTATTCTGTTCTTTGGTTGAACACTAATGCGATTGACTCCATTACATTCAAGGGACAATCAGGCAACCTACTAGCCACTAGTCGTTTCTCGCTATACGGAATAAGGGCGGCATAATGCCTACGAACACTTACACACCACTTGCAACAATTACTTTGACGGGCACAGACGCTCAGGTAGTATTCGCTTCAATTCCTAGCGGGTATCGTGACCTAATCTTCTCAATCTCAATTCTTGGCACAGATAACGATGCAAGCTGCGTAATGCAACTCAACGGAGATACGGGCGCAAATTATGCCAATGTTCGTATGGCTGGGTATGGAACAGGCTACGGCGGACTTACAACAGGCACTAACTACATTTTTGTTTCTGGCTTCAATTATGGTGTGGCAACTTCCGGAGCTTACACAATTGCTCAAGGTTCAGTAATGGATTACAGCGCAACGAATAAGCACAAGCCGACAATAATTCGCTCACGCTCTAGCCGTAATGACGGCAACACAGATACCGCAGCAGGTGGTGGTCGCTGGGCTAGTAACAATGCTGTAAATGAAATCAAGTTCTATCTGACTTCGGGAAGCTTTGCAGCGGGTTCGACCTTTAGCCTTTACGGGGTGATTGCATAATGCAGGTAATTCAACATCAGGAACTTAGCTCTAGTCAGGCAAGCATTACCTTTAGCTCTATTCCGCAGACCTTCACCGACCTCGTGCTGAAACTAAGTCAAAGAGGAACTAACACAGACGCTACGGCGGTTTATCTGGAGTTCAACGGAGTCACTACGGGTTACACCGCTAGGCGATTGCTTGGAGATGGGGCTTCGGCTAGTTCGGCTTCCTTTACAACGGGTTTCTTTTCGGGCTTGACAGGTTCTAGCTTTACCGCAAACACTTTCGACTCTACCGAGTGTTACATTCCGAACTATACAAGTTCTAACGCCAAGTCTTATAGCAGCGAGCATGTGACCGAGAACAATGCAACCACATCATTTCAGGCGATTTACGCAGGACTTTGGTCAGGAACAGGCGCAATTACTCAAATTGTTATTAAGCCGTTCACTGGCAGCTTTGTCCAATACACTTCAGCAACCCTCTACGGAGTGCTAAAGGGTTCAGACGGCGTAACGACAGTTAGCTAACAGAAAGAAAAGAAATGACTCAAGAAATCCCAACCAAGCTAGTTATCAATTGTGAGACTGGTGAGCGCGAAATCATTCCCCTGACTGAGGAAGAAATCGCCGAGCGTGAACTAATGCAGTTGCAGGCACTAGCCGAGCAGGAACAGCGCGAAGCAGACGAGGCAGCTAAGGCAGCAGCTAAGGCAAGTGCTATTTCAAAGCTTGCAGCTCTAGGCTTGTCTGACGCTGAAATTGCAGCCCTAGTAGGTTAGTCATGCCAGAACTACCCGGACACGACTCAATCCTTTTTCAGTTGGCTCAAGACATCGCAGAGATTAAAGCAACTGTAAAGAACTATGCTGACCTCGAAACTCGCGTACGTGAGCTAGAGCGTGCTAGGTGGAGTAGTGCTTGGGTGACGGCTTTTGCTTCGGCAGCTTTAACCGCTGTAGCAGTAGTGCTAGTGAATCAGGCTCTACTATGAGGTTTCCTTTTGATTGGAAAAAGATTACCGGACGCTTCGGGACTCTAAGCGAGTATAGAAAAGCTAACGGTATGCAGGCTCACTCGGGCGTAGATTGGGCCATGCCTGAGCGAACCCCTATCCCGGCAATTGCTAACGGGACTATCGTTTTGCAGCAATTCTCAAAAGTGCTAGGCAACGTGAGCGTGCAGCGCGTAATGAGCAAAGACGAGAAAATTTGGTATGTCGGCTACTGTCACATGAGGGCTGAGGGCTTGCCAGTAGGCACTAAGGTACTTGAGGGCGACACTATTGGGTTTGTAGGTAACACAGGCTCGGCGAGTTCAGGCGCTCACCTACACCTAACCGTAAGCGCGAAGCTCAAGGGAGTTTTCGGAAGCACGTCAGAAAAAATAGACCCTATCGAATTCATTAAGGCAAACAAATGAGAGAACACGTTAAGCAGATAGTTATTCGCTCAGTCGGACTAGTGCTTGCAACTTTCTTCGGTGGAACTGCTATCGGAGCAGTTGCAGGTGATTGGGTTATGGGCAGCCTTGTAGGTGTCGGCTCGGCTTTCGCTGTAGTTTTGACAACTTTGGGAGTCGCAATCAGTTGGAAAGGCAGCTTAGAACTGACCGACATTCAAAACGCTTATAGAGCTGCTGTTGCTAAATCTGACTCGGAAGCAGTTGAAGACGCGCTCAAGGTGACTAAAGACGGTAACTTCGACTTTGACGACCTAATCGAAGATAACGATTTAGAAATGTTCGAAGATGTTGAGGATAATATTCCCTAAATGTCGGTAGCAGTTACTAAACTGCAGGCATGAACATTACACAGAAAATAGAAAGCTACAACAGCGCACGCCTTTTCGGTAAGGCAGAACCCGGCTCGGCAAAGTGGCTGCAGTGGAGACGCGAATCAATCACAGGCAGCGACGTTAGCAGCATTATCGGGGTGAACCCCTACAAGTCAGCACTAACGCTGTTCTATGAAAAGACCGGGCAGCTACCCGAGCGCGAAGCGACAACTCGCATGATGTTGGGCAACTACCTCGAGGCAGGTATTGCCGAAATGTTCCAAGACTTAAACCCCAACTTGAAGGTTTACAGAGACTTAGGCACTTTCGCCAAGGTGGACTCTCCGGTGTTCAAGGCAAACCCCGACGGAGTGATTGAAGACCAATTAGGCAACTTATCAATTCTCGAGATTAAACACACGTCGCAGTATTGGACTGAAGTCCCCGAACACTATCAATTGCAGGTGAACTGGTATCAGTACGTTTTAGGGCTACATAACCCGGCTACCCTCGTAGCAGTCACAGGTGGCGATTTGAAGCAGTTTGTAGTCGAGTACAGCGAATCACTCATACAAGAGGCTATCGAGGCTTCAGTGGGCTTTCTAGGGCTTATGGCTATGGGTATAGAGCCTGACTATGACGGAAGCAACTCAACCTACGAAACTGCACGCGAACTGTCCCCGGACTTAATAGACGACGTTAAAGAATTGTCATGCGCAGTCGAGCTACTAGCCGCTAAGCAAATCTTTGACGCTGCAGAATCGAACCTAAACAAATACAAATCGCAAGCCCTAGCCGAATTGCAGGGCGTTAGAGTTGGAACGCTAGAGGGAATAGAAATAGTTCGACTAGCACAACGAGGCACGGGCAAGCCGTATCTCACATTCACGAAGGGAAACTAAATGTCATTTCTTGACAACTACGAACCGGTAGCTGACAGAATTAGCAAGTTTTGGGACAAGTACCCAAACGGCAGACTGCACACAGAAATAGTGCTAATTAACGAAACAGAGATTGTCATTAAGGCAAGCGCGTACACCGACAGGGAAGACCCACGTCCGGCAGCTATTGACTTTGCTCAAGAGACTAGAGGCAGCTCGAGTATCAATAAGCAGAACTTCATCGAGAACTGCAGCACGTCGGCTCTAGGTAGAGTTTTGGCGACCCTGAACTTTCAACCTAAGAAAGACGGCAAAGCAGTCAGACCCTCACGAGAGGAGATGAAAGCCGTTTCTAAGGCTTCAACTGCCAAGACTGAGGATTACCTATCAATGGCTACTGTTGAGGCGTTACAGGGCAACCTCGAGGCTCTCAGGGGTATATACAAGGACGCGCAGGCTGCAGGTGTAGCAGCGGACGATTTGAAAAAGATTGCCGATTTAGCTTCATCACTGAAATAAACTAAAACCCCTAGCCGGACACAGAAAACCGACTAGGGGCGAGCTTAGCTCTAACCAATCAACGAAAGGTAACAACATGATAGCACCAGACAGCGGAAAAGTCACTATCGAAGACCGTATTTACAGGGACGGGTATCGAGACGGGGAAGACGACACATTTAAGCGAATACTTGCTCAATTGTGGAATCACAGACAATCACTCGAGAAAGCTTTTCCAGAATTTGCTCAGGGAATCGAAATCGCAATTGACGAAATCGAAAAGCTAAAACATTACTGATACATCTTTTTATATATATATATAAATATCTATAGTTATTAATAAATAAATAGAAATTAAGTTAAATAACTCTTATTTTTAGTTATTAATACCTATAGGATTTTCAAAGTTTCAAAAATAAAACAGAAAGGAAACACAGAAAAATGGCACTAATCACTATTGGCGGACAGGTGAACTCAATCGGCTGGGAGGGAAGACGAATCTCAGTTTGGGAGAACATTCACGCAAACGGGAAAGACTATTCCCGACTATGGACTGCTTGGTTCAGCGAGTCTCAGGCTTTCAATTTGCAAGAGGAAGACTTTGCAGAAATTACAGGCGAACTCTCAACGAAAATTGGAGAGTACACAAATAAGCAGGGAGAGCAGAAAGTAGTAGTTGAACATCATCTACAGAACGCTGTTCTAAAGAAAGTAGTTAGCAAGGCACAGCAGGCAAGCAACGAAGCTGCTTTTGAGGAAATGCCTTTCTAATGCTGCAGGTGTTTGTACCCGGCGTAGCTCAACCTCAAGGCTCTAAAAATGCCTACAACAGAGGGGGCAGGTGTGTTCTAGTCGAGGCTAATAAGAATCTCCCGGTTTGGAGAGCTTTTGTTCAAGACAAGCTAGAGCAGGCAAACGCCGGGTGCGCACCAATGCTCGGGGCTGTATCCCTAACTGCTATCTTTTTTATGCCTAAACCCAAGAGCGTGACTCGCGCATTACCTAGCGTCAAACCTGACCTTGACAAGCTCATTAGAGCAATTGGGGACGCTGCAACAAAATCAGGCGTAATCAAAGACGACAGTCAAATTTGCGAGATTGTCGCTCACAAGGTTTACGAAGCCGAAGACCTGCCAAGAGGTGTACTGATTACACTTCACGAGTTTCTCGGCGAGTCGCTACTCGAATCCTAACCTAAACTAATACTTTAGATACAACACAGAGAAAGGTATCTAATGCTAGAGAACTTCAAAATCCCTACTCGCAAATTCCCTTGTGCAGTACGCACCTTTTGGGAAACGCTAAGCGAAGCAGACCAAGAAATTCTAATGTCAAACCTATGCGACTTGTCTATCGGGCATAAGACGCTAGAAAAGGCTTTGCAAAATGTCGGGGTGATTCTATCTGACACTGCAATTGCACGTCATCGTACAGGGCTTTGCTCATGCTCGAGAATCTAAAGCCTGCAGGCAAGATTGAAGCGCCTAAAGACTTTCGCCCGGCACTTGAGTTCGACGGGGAGCAAGGCTTTCTCATTACTGGGGGACTACCTGCTGGGCAAGTGCCTAATTTTGAGCAGTTCCTATTGGAGCAAGGGTTCGACCCCGAGCAATACGAAGTAGTAGGCAACCCACGCACTTCACGTTGGCAGAAATACGATGAAAGCTGGCTCACTAGCTACAGGTTTAACTTTCGACTAAAGCGCAAAGACTCAGACCTAACGCTTATTTGGAAGACAGCTAAGCAAGGCATTAAGAAAAGTAAGGAAAAATCCTTACATTCTGACAAGGCACTAGTAGTTATGCTTGCAGACTTTCAGCTAGGCAAGAGTGACAGCAGGGGAGGATTGCAAGAGCAGCTCGAGCGTATCTTTGAAGCTTTCAATAAAGTGACATTAAAAGTCGCTAAAGGAAAGTATCAAAAAGTCATTCTCGCTGAAATGGGCGACATTATAGAGGGCTTCTACAATAAAGCCAATATGCAGCAGACTTTTACTAACAGCATTAGTCAAATGCAGCAGGTAGATTTGGCTATAACCCTTATTTGGGATTTGGTAAAGCGCCTAAGTCCCTACAGCGAAATTGTCTATGCCTCAGTTGCTTCGAATCACTGTCAATTTAGACTGAGTGGGCAACAGGTGGGACAGGTCGGACAAGACGACTGGGGAATCATGATTGCGAAGCAAATACATCGCCTAGCCTCAGAAACAGAACTGGGGGTATCTGTAGTAATCCCTCAACCTCAAGACGAGAGTCTTGCTTATGACGTCTTTGGTGACTCATTCCATATTCTTGGTTTGTGGCATGGACACCAGAGCAACCGTCCGGAAAGCGTACCAAGCTGGTGGGAGAGGCAAGCCTTTGGGAATCAACCCGTAGCTGCAGCGACTATCGGGCTAACCGGACACTTTCACCACTTGCGAGTACAAGAGCTAGGGCAGCTCGCTAATGGGGGCAGCAGGTATTGGATACAGGGCAAGACAATGGATAACGGGAGTAGCTGGTATCGCCTAAACAGCGGTTCAGAATCATTACCGGGTTTGACTTGCTTCGAATTGGAAAAAGAAAAACACTTTACAGGCTCAGTATTTACACTAAGCTAATAAGCACCTTACACAGAAAGGGAGAGTCATGAAAGACTTTCTAGCAGCACTAATAATCGCAGGCGGTATCATCGGGGCGCACGCTCTAGCATGGGTACTGTACACATTTACCCCTTGGCTCACGCTATTGCTATTGGCTTGGGTATTCGGTGCAATCATTATCGCTATGCTCTCGGAGCTAGGCGTTACAACTATTGACCTAAGCAACCTACGCTCAAAGAGCAACAAAAGATAACTTATAACTTATGGCAGAGTGGCACAGCAGTAGGGCTTGGGTAAAGGCGCGTGAATACGCTAAGACTATCCTCGAGCCT